AATCCAGACCAATCCAGACCGAACTAATACATTAAGATTGACGCAAGAATTTAATGAAAAATTTTTTAGTCATACGAGAAAAAGTATAGATATAACAAATCTTTCAATTATGAAAGACGATATCAAAAATTATAGACCACTAACAGATATACAACTTACACAATTAGAAGATTTAACAGAAAACGAAAAAATAGAAATTATAAAAACATATAATATTATGTTTTCATCTATAGAAAATTTAATAAATTAATATAAAAATATTTTATATAATAAAATAAATGGATGAATCAAATTTACAAGAAAAAATAAAATTGTTAGAAGAAGAAAATAAAGAACTCAAAGAAAAATTAAAAAAATATACAGCACCAGTTCGTCATAAAAATTATTATGAAAGTCATAAAGACGATATTATACAAAAAACAAAAGAATACAAAAATTCATTAACACCAGAAAAGAAAAAAGAATACGCAAGAAGGGCATATTTGAAAAAAAAAGAAAAACAAGATAAAAATCCAGAACTTTAGGAATTTATATATTTATGCGTGTAAATATATAAATATATAATCTTTAGTAAATATATAGAATGGGAAAAAAGAAAAAGACTGAATTCAAAGAGTTTAGGAATAATGAAAAGTCTGCTTACAAGACTTTCAAAATTCCTTTGAAAACTATTTTGTTAAATCGTGAAACAATACAACCAGTCATTAATCATTTGGTTTTTGAAATGAACGATTTGGTTATTCATACATATCAATTTATTCGGTTGTATGTTTTGTATCAATATACCAAAAATCTTTCTTTACCTGCTTTAGATGAAACATTTATTATTTATTGTATCAAAACATTAGGAACTCGTGATAATAGAGGTAAGAAAGGAAAGGATACTGACCTTTTGGAAAAATTAGATAGTTTTTACAAAACCGAATACCAACCTTTACTAAATCATTCAAAAACTAATTTGAAAAATACAACTTTTTTATTACCTTATTTAGCAACACAAATTCATACTTCTTTATCAAATAATACACAAGAACGATTTATACAACACTTTCTACGATTTATCAATAAAACTACAAATGAAATTACTGAAGATAAATCAATATTATTTCAATTCAAAAAGAACCTTATGGAACTAAAAGAAACAGATACAAAATTTAATGAATGGAAACAACTACACTTACCAAATATTTTACCAAAAGATATCAAAAAATCAATTCACTATGATGTGAAAGTGAAACCATTTGAATATTTGAAAGGTATGTTGTATATGAATTCTGTTTTGGAAAAAATGGAAAGTAAATTATTCCAACCTTTACCATTAAGAAATAATATTATTCCAAAACATATTATTTTAGATACAGCAAGTTTAATTAATTTGTTTTGCCCTGAAAAAGATAAAGAAGGAAAAAAGGTCAAAAAAGGTGAATTATTGAGTAATGTAAAAGATAATCAAAATGAAGTATGGAGTAATTTTTTAGATTTGAAAAATAAAATATTCAAAAATAATTATTATCAGTTTCATAATCAAATACAAACAGACGGAATATCTTGTTGTCTATTATTTATTAGAAAAGATTTGAAAGATAAAAAATGGGGTTCAAAAGTTCCTACTTTACAAGAACAAGAGTTTCATTCTATAGAGGATTTATCAAAAGAACAATTAGATACTTTGAAAGATAGAAATATAGTAGGTTGCGACCCTGGAAAACGCAGTTTGGTATATATGATGGATAAAAATGGGAATAAATTACAATATACAGCACCACAAAGAAAAAGAGAAAGTAAATCAAAAACAAACCAGCGAATATTATTAATTGAAAGAAAAAGAAATGGAATTATTCAAAAAGAAACTGAATTATCATTTCAAAATAGTAAATCAGTTGATTATGAAAAATTTAAAATATATCTGGTAGAAAAGAATAAATTAAACAAAGAAACAATAGAATTTTACAAAAGAGAAACATGGAGAAAAATGAAATTCAGACAATATAGTTATAGTAAAAAATCAATAGATACATTTTTGAATAGAATAAATGAAACTTTTGGAGAAAATATCATAATCGGTTATGGAAATTGGAGTAGGTCTACGCAAATGAAACATTTTATGCCGACTATGAATAAAGGATTAAGGAAACTAATCCATAAGAAATATGATACAATTACGATTAACGAATGTAATACAAGTAAAAAGTGTTGTGATTGTAATAATGATTTGGAATATTATAAAGATAAAGAAGGGAAGAAGGTATTTAGGTTATTAGTCTGTTCTAATTGCGTGAGTTGCGAACACAAAAAAATCGTATTTAGAACCAGAGATGCTAATTCTTCCATAAACATAATGAATTTAACGAGTTGTTGGATAGAGAAACAAGAACGACCATTATGTTTTCAAATTTCGTCTTTCACATCTTCAAGTAAAAACAAGGAAGATGAAAAAGTAAGACCATCGTAGGTGAAATTCCTACTATTGATTTTACATTTTTTCTTATTTTTTTGCCTAATAAAATGGGCGTTTTAAATGAGAAAAGGTGTAAAAGGTAAGTTGTATTTGTATTTATTTTTACTATAAATGTCTAATTATTATCTAATAATTCAAATTATCTGGTCTATAAGGACCGCATAATTTTATCATAAAAAAATAAAAAACTTTTTATTCATCGTCATCTTTATCTCTCTTCGTCTCTGTCTTCATCTCTGTCTCTGTCTTCGTCTTTTTATTTACAAGGAAATATAAATCCATCTGTTTTTAAAATTTCAATAATTTCTTCTTTTACAATAATACTATTAGCAATTTTTATATCTTCAAATTTTTTAATATTTTGGTGATTTTTTGTTAAGTCAAATATATGATAAATTTTTTGTAATATTTCTAAATCCTGTATGTAATTGGTATTAGATACTAACCAATCATAAAATTCAATATTTTTTTGATTATTATATTGGTCCTGATTATTTTCTTCTTTTATCTTTGCTTTAGAGAATTTTTTAAAATACTTTAAAGTAGTATAAAGATTGGGGGAATTTTTAGTTTCTTCTACTACACTATTATAATCTGTACCAGATAACACACATATTTCTCTTAAATCTTTTTGGTTAATACATAGTGTTTCAAGTATACTTTTTGTATCATATAAAACAGCTGTATGATTTAAAAGGCTCATATATCTGATTACTCTAGGGCAACCATATACAAACATATCCATGTCTTCACTCAATGTAGCCCACACTTTTCCTTTAATAGCCAATAATGCGCATATCTCATCAGATTCACCAGGCGCATCATAATATGTTGCACCATGAGCTCTTATTAATCTTTTAACTATTTCAGTATCTTTTCTGCTAATATTTACAAATTTTTTCTTTAATAAATCCATATTTGTGATTATTTCTTGTTTTTCAATTTCATCCATATGTTCATTTATAACTAATTTATTTTTTAGAATAATATATTCTTCTTCAGCAGCTTTTTTGTCTTCCTTGCGTTTTTGTAGTAACTCTTTTTTTTCATCAGGAGCTTTTCCATCAAAGATAAATATTGGAATAATATTGTAATGTCGTAGAACAGACAACAATAAATATATATTCTCAATAAGGCAATTTTCAGAAGCATATTTATACATATAAATACTAATATCAATAGCAATTTTTTTACCAGATAATTGCTTTAGAGATATTAGTTTTATTGCTTGTGTTGCTTCTTCTTTAAAGAAACGGTTTAAATAACGGATACCCATAAATACGGAATTAGATTTGTGTCTATGAATACCGTTTATTTTTTATTTCTCAATTTTTTTTATCTTCCACCTTTGAAAAGGTGGAGCCAAACCTTATACTTTTATTTAAATTATTATTATTTATAATAAAATTGAAAATAATTATTATTTTAAATATTAATTTATAAATTCAGAATGGTTTTTATATACACACTTCAATTAGAAGGAGGAAAATATTATATTGGAAAAACAAATAATCCACAATTCCGGTTAGAAAGTCATTTTAATTCAAATGGCTCAGAATGGACCAAACTTTATAAACCAATAAGGATTTTAGAATTGAAGCCAAACTGTGATGATTATGATGAAGATAAAATTACACGACAATATATGGATAAATATGGAATAAATAATGTTCGTGGTGGTTCGTTTGTTTCTATAAAATTACAAAAACATACAATAGATACTTTAAAACAAATGAGAAATGGAACAAATGATAAATGTTTTGTTTGTGAAAAAGTAGGACATTTTGCGAAGGATTGTCAAGAAGATGAATGTTGGGAAACTGATAGCGATGAAGAATACGAACTTATGTGGGTTTGCGAATGTTGTGGAAAAGAATTTACAGAAGAGAAAAAATGTGAAAATCATGAAAAATATTGTAACTCAACAAATAAAAAACAAAATATTTATGAAAGTAAAGAGGATGATGATGAAGATGATGATGAAGATGATGAAGATGATGATGAAGATTGTTGTTTTCGTTGTGGAAGAGAAGGTCATTATGCTTCATCTTGTTACGCTTCAAAACATATTAAAGGATATTATTTAAAATAATATCTCATTAAACATATAGAAAAGTTTGGCTCCACCTTTTCAAAGGTGGACAAAAAAATTGAAATGCTTTTTTAATAAAAAATAAAAGCACAATTAAAACTAAGAATAATGAAGACCAGATCCCAAACTCAACCTCTTGAATTAACCGCACTCAGCTTTGTCAAATATGAAGTCGATATTGACTTTGATGGAGCACTCAAAGCATGGCAAGCAAATAAAAAAAGCATTGGACAAAGTAGTTATAAATATGTGTGTCAAAAAGTTGGTAATAGAGGAACAAATTGTATTTCCAAATGCCTATCAGGAGAGCATTACTGCGCGACACATTTAAAAATGCTGTCTAAGAAATAATACAAAATTTAAAAATTTTAAAATACAAATTAGAGAGAAAAAAAAAGAAAAAATAAATGCTAACTAACCTAGTTCACAAATACTCATGCGCAAATTTGATAAAATATATTGGTAATTATTTTTTTTATTTTTTCTCTCTATTTGTGCCAAAAAATGTTCTGTTTCTTTTATTGAACTCAATAAACTTTTTATTTTATAATTTTTTTTAATAAAATCACAATATTCTTTTTGATTTAAAGAAGTTTTTTTAAATTGTAATAAAGAGGGATTATTCTGATCGCACCATGATAAAAATCCTTGGTAATTATTTATTAATATCCCTTTAATAATATAATAAGATAAAACATTTGTTTTTTCCTTATATAAATTCTCTCTAAGAACTTTACTATGTGGTGAATTAGAATATAAATCTGTATAAGTTAACCCCATGAAGTTTAATGTTTTTACTAATTGAAAAAAACTATATGTTCTCTCAAAATTTATAAAAAATTCAGAATAAGAGAGAAAATCGTTTATATTTGTCTTGTCCTTTATTAAAAAAAAACTACAAAATAGCGAATTAATAATTTCAGCCCAAAATTCCGTATACGATTCAAATAAATTTACATCAGATGACACTTTAAAAATATCTAAAATACACTTATGAGCATCATTATTATTCATATCTGAAAAATCTAAACCAAAATTATGAAATGTTTCATGAATAAATACCTTAAACCATTCCTCTTTTCTGAATACAACTATTTCGGAATCTTTTGGACAAGTAGTAGTAAATGCTGTATTTACATTAATTTCATCTAAAATAAAAATATTTGAATATGGTAAACGCTTTTCGAGAGAAGTAAAATAAAAATAAACGACTAATGAATTCGCACATTGTTTTGACGAATATTGATTTAATATGTATAACCACATGATAATTGTATCTACATACCTATTAAAGGTATCTAATTTTAATTCAATATTATCTTCTTCAACAATAAAATGGATCTTTATATTTCGACCATAGAGAGAAAATGTGTAAGTTAATTCAGACATTGCTAAATTATCAATATGATTTCGCACTAGTTGAGGAAAGCTGTTAGAATTAAAAATTTGAGGTCTAGTTATTTGTGTAGCACTAAGTAGTTTTTTAGTACTTAATGTATAATATTGGCCTTTGTGTTTTATTTTAAGTAAATATTTATAGGCATTATAAATGTCATAATATAATTTTTTTAAAATAGATATAGTTTTTCTATTTTGTTTTACTGGATGAATATGATTATTTTTTGTAAAAAATAACATTAGTTGTTTACTTTTTTCAGATAATTTCATTCTTATAATAATATATTATTTATTTTATTATTTAATTACTAATTTTATATATAATTACTAATTTTATATATAATTACTAATTTAATTATTTGTTAATTATATATATTATATGGATACTACAATTATAATAATTATTTTAGCAATTATTTTATTTATTTTAATTGCTTTAAATCATATTAAAATTTCTCAAACTACAACGGTAACAACAACTGAAATAACCAGGAAGCCATCATGTTCTCAAACTACATTTGGTTGTTGCCCAGATGGTGTAAATTCAAAAATAAATTTTTATGGAACAAATTGTCCAGGGTATCGTCCTAGTCCAGGATATTTACCAACACCACAGCCTATCGGCGGTTGTTCTGGCACACGTTACGGGTGTTGTCCTGATAATATGAAGGCAAAAGTAGATCCGCAAGGCAGTAATTGTTTACTCAAATAAAAATATTGTAATTAAATATAATATTTAAGTATTATAAAATGTCTATGAGAGAGGAAACTATTTTTGTTGTTTCAAATGAAGAAGATGCTGTTGTTGAAGAAATTGTAAGGGAAAAGGAAAAAGCTCAAGAAGTTACTGGAAAATCAAAAAAAAATGTAGAGAAAATAAAAAAGAAATTTGAAAAGGAAATTAAAATAGATAAAATACAAGAGGTAAAAATAACGGAATCAGAAGTAAAGGTAAAAGAAGAATTAAAACAAGAAGTTATAAAAGAAGATGATAATCTAGATGAGATAAAAATAGAAGAAACAATACAACATATAAAAGAGGTAGTAAAAGAAGTAGTAAAAGAAGTAGAAAAAGAGGTAGTAAAAGAGGTATCTACTGATTTATCATTAAATACTATTTTACTTGATTTTTCAAATAACTCTGTTAGAGAAATTTTATCATATATGAGACAAAAATATGACGATAAAGAAAATATCGATATAGAGAATTATTGTAGAAAAATTAATTGCGTTTTAACTCGCAATGACATGTCTATTATCAATATATTATTAGCAAAAAATCCAACATTATTGTATGATATTGAAAAATCAGCAATGAACATTATTAAAAATAATACTATCGAACCGAAGAATGTACCTGAATTATTTCTTATTGTTCAAATACTTTATACAGGAGTATTAACTATTTCTAAAACTCAATTCGAAAACAATACCCGTAGTGCTTTTTGTGGAACATTAATAAAATTTGTTTTCCATAGTTTGATAGAGAGAAATAAAAATGCGGAAAACGAAACTCAAATATCTTCAGATTTACTTCATTTAGATCAATTAATTGATACATCTATTAGTTTATTAAATTTCAAGTCTATTATTAAACCAAAAGCTTGTTGTTCTATTATGTAACAAATTTTTAGAAATCACTAGTTTTAGGATACAAATTTAGATTAATGATAAAAAACAACTATCTAGACGTTTAAAATATGAGTTGCTATGTAATTTATGAATTAAAATAAATATTAAGTAATATTATAATGACATCATCTTATAACACACCAAGTTGGGGGATAAATTCAACTTTTGTATTCGATCAAACTAGTTCGACACCATTTTCATCAGGTACACAAGATATGTTTGATTCTACAAATAGACCGGGTGTTTTTTTGATGAACGGTAGTCAAGGCAATACGACAGCATATTATCCTATTTTTTGTAGTGTATCGAATACTGCTTTTATAAATGTACAAAATGGAACCGACGATGCTTATTTAGTATATCCGGGATATGGATTTCAATTATTTAATGCAGCAAATTATTCAACACAAAATAACGCGAATTATTCATATACTTATTTTAATTCTAGTAATCAACCTGTTGTATTTAGTTTATATACTACTGCGACTAGCCTAGCTTTTCCAAACGCGGCTTGCGGTGTTTCGTCACACAATGTTACTCCAGGTTTTGGAATAAACAGATATCCAGTCAATTCAACTAGCTCAATTAGAATTTATTATAGAAATACTACCTCCATTACTATTTCAGGAATATCATAATAATGTAAAAAAATTACAAAATACAAATAATACAAATAATTATTTGTATTTTACATAATAATTTATTACACATTTATTCGGTCTTCTCATTGCGTTTAATCTTATCACGAACTAACATAAGTTCATCAAATACAGCAGGTTCTTTACCTCTCATAAAATGTGTTAACTTAGCTTCATTTGTAGCAAGTAATAAATTTTTTAGATCCTCATTTTGAGAAAACTTTGCGTATTGAGCCGCATACATTTCCTTTTTATTACGAGCACCAAAGAAATCAGAGTCAACAGATACTTCAACTGGTCTTAATAATTCTCCCTTATATTTGCCTGATTTGCCTCCAGCTCCCTTTGCCATAGCAGTATCTTTTGATAAATCTGTTCCTGAATCAAGAGAGAAACTCAAATAAAAGTCTGGATGAGTTTTCTTAAATTTAGAGCCCTGGTAATAATGTTCTACTGAAGCCCATTGGTGATTATCCAATGAAAATGGTTGAACCCAAAAATTAGATAACTTTTTACGCCATTGTGGAATAGTTGCTAGCTCAGAAAATTCCTTAAGTCTTTCTGATGGAATTTTCTCTCCACTACCTTTTCCAGGAAGAGGTTTATCTAAAGACTTTGAGTAAAATTGAAAAATAATATCATCATTATATAGTCCTCTCAATTTACTTTCAGAGAGATCTTCATATTTTGCTTCTTTTATTTCTTCTCTTGTTTTTCCTGTTTTAAATTTAATAAAATCAGGAATAATAGCAAATGGTCCAGAATTTCTTTCCATACACTTATCAGCAATCATCTTCTTTATATCATAAGGTATTTCAGAAAATTTAAATATTAATTTTTTTTTATAGGTTATTAATTTATAATGATCTCCCGTATGATCTACAATAATATAAAACTCTGGTGTGAAACGACCTCTTTGAACTAATATTTCATCACTTAAATGTCCACATTGTAAAACATTTTTCATATCACCGCTTTTAAATAATTCACTAGACATAACAATAAATTTAATATTTAATATTCTCTCTAATGTTGTTATAGCCCATGTATCTGCCCAAAAATCACAATGTCTTATCTTATTTTTAAAAGCTTCAATAGTATCAATTCCTTTCATAAATTTATATTCTGTAAGTATTTGAGTTGTTATTTTTTTTTCTTTAACAAGTCTATCATGTTGTTCTTTTACCTTTTTGGCTTCACTTGAAATAATTTTTTGTTCATTTCTATCAATTACTTCAGCAAATCTCTGCTGTAACATTAAATATTCTGATTCCAATTCTTTTATTTGTTGAGTGTCTTTAATAAGAGCAGCATAATACATATCATAGTGCTCTTTATAATTTAAAAAAATCTTTTCAGTAACATCTTTTGATAATTTTTTTCTTAATTTATTTACAGATGTGTGCTGAGCTATACTAGAAAACGCATCTCTAACAGTGGCAAATAAACAATCACCTCCACCTTCATTATCTATTATACCATAAAACTTATTTTTCATAAATTTTGTAACCCATGTATCTTTTGGATCAGCATGATATTTTTCTTTATAATCTTTAGCTTGCTTGGCAGTTTCTTCATTTAATAAAGGTGGCAATGGAACACCTTTTGTAAAAACAAAAATGTCCTTTCTCTCTTCAGGTATTTCATAAAATTCATTATAATCATTTGCTGCTTTTTCTTCATCAGAAACTTCTCCTTCTTCTTCTTCATCTTCTTCATCTTTTGCTTCACCTTTTTTTGATGGTAATCTTATAAGAGGAACTTCGGGTTTTAATCGCAATTTATTTAAAAATTTTTCAGTAACAAACGCATAAATTAATGGGTCATTTATTTTTTCAACATCTAAATTACTATCTTCATCTAATAGAGACATATAATCTGAAGCTTTTATTTCATAAACACCAATTTGAACAACTTTATTATTATATTTAACTAAATAAATTGGAAAATACATAATATTCTTGTCTTCAAATGTATTTTTTCCACTGCCAACAGCAATAATTACATCTACGCCTTTTATTTCTAATTGATATAGATTAGCCTCCATTTTAAGATCTGCTGAATCGACACTTTTTAATTCAGGATAACTAACATCACTATCTATTTTTGATAACACCATATAATATTACTATATTTTATATTTAATACAAATTAAATACAAAATACAAATTTTATTTTTACCACAATATATATTTTTTCATAAATTTATCATTTTTTAATTCATTTATATAAAACCATAAATTTTGTCTTTTAAATACAATATCATTATTAATAGGATCATTTTCAAAATTTACCAAAATTTCTATAGTTTGTTCCTTATTACATTTATTGGTTTTTATTTCTTTTAAAAAACCATAGTATTCGCATATAACTAATAATTCTTTAACAGTATAGTTTTCATTATAATTAATTATTTGTGGCATTGCTATTTCATGATTATATAATTGTTGATCTTCTATTTGTAGTAATAATTCATTTATATCAAAATCTGTAGTATCATTTTCAGAATGAATTAAATCTACTGTATCATGTAAAAAAAAATGAATATTCTCATCTATATTATTTATGCTGGATTGTTCAGTCATTACTTAAATATTTCTTTATCTATTTAAATAATTATTTTACTATACTTTTTTCCACTTTTAAGAAAAGTGGAGCAAAAATTTTTAGAAAATATTATTTATAGTTTTATAATTTTATAAATGTGTTTGGCTCAACCTTTTCAAATGTGGAATTACATATCAATTAAGTCCATAAATTTAAACAATGATTTATTTGTTAAGCTTTTATAATCTTTCACCTTACTATTGGCAATTTTATCAATGACTTCAGAAATAGTATATCCTTCAATTGATAAATAATCATCACCGTCATCATTATTATACAATTCCTTCTTATATAATATTACAACTGTTTCAGTTAATTCATCTACTTCATTTTTCTTATTATCTTGTGAAATAAAAGTATAAAGTTGTGAAAGAAGATTTCTAGTTATATTCATTATCTTTCCCTGAGTAATCATACTATTTGACATTAAATTCAAATAGAAAGCAGCAAGAGCCTTTCTCTTTTCATTTATTTTATTAATTTCACAAAATTTATCATAATTTACCTTAGGATCAACATATTCAATTATATTAAATAGCTCTGTAAAATTTTCTAAATTTTTCTCAAAAGTATCTTTCATTGTAGGATATTTACTAGATAATTCAGAATATAAATCAGCATATACTTTTGAGTAATATCTATTTGTAGAAGCAATATCAAATAGAGTTGCACTCAATCTTGCCATATTATCAATAGTAATATTTTCACTAATTAATCTATCTATTATATCAAAAATTTTATTAACTATATCTATGTAATTTTTATCTGTTAATTTATTAAGATTTGCTCTTATAGCATCTATATCAGCATCAAGACCTGCTTTCTCTTCAATCTTTGTAGGCTGAAAATTTCTAATAGCATTCCAATCTTCATCATTTATAATTTCTTGTGCCTTTCCGCGACGACCTCTTTTAAAACCTCCATTGCCATTTTCTCTAGTTGTTTCAGATTTAATTGGATTTTCTTGTTTTTGAAATACAGGTGTTTTCACGTAATCAGGTGATCCAACTTGTAACGCCAATTCAGAAATTCTATTTAAAGTTTCATCTGGCAATTTATAACTAAATCCTTGAAAAAGGATTGAATTAAAATCATCAATACTATATTTGTTAATACTAACCGACATTATAATAGTATATTATAATATACCATACCATTTATATCAATTTTTTTAAAAATATAATAATATTTATAAATACACTTAAATAGATTTGATGATAATATATATATAATGTCAGCTAATTCTACAGTTAACGATCTATTTGGTATTAACGAAGACGTATATGATTCTTCGTATGAAATTCTAGCATGGGATGATCTAGAAATTGATCCCAATTTATTAAGAGGTATTTATGCTTATGGTTTTGAGAAACCTAGTCCTATTCAACAGAAGGCTATAAAGCCTCTTATTCTTAAAAAAGATATTGTAGCGCAAGCACAATCTGGAACAGGTAAAACAGCGACTTTTACTATTGGTGCCTTAGCAAATGTAGACATCACTGATAATAGCACGCAAATTTTAGTTTTATCTCCAACAAAAGAGCTTACTACACAAACAGCAAAAGTATTTGCTGGACTAGGAGGTATGCTTGATGGTCTTCGTATTAAGACTGTTTATGGAGGTTCTGCTTTTGAAGAAAGTAGTAGTTTTTCAAATAAAACAGTCCCTCATGTTATTTGTGGTTGTCCTGGACGTGTTTATGATATGATGCGTCGTGATAAAATTAATTCTAGAAAAATTAAGCTAGTTATTTTAGATGAAGCTGATGAAATGTTATCTAGTGGATTTAAAGACCAAGTTTATAATATTTTTCAGAATTTTAGTAGCACTATTCAGGTCGCGCTTTTTAGTGCTACTATGCCTGACGGTATTAACACTATTATTAGTAAAATTATGAGGAATCCTGTAAAGATTAGTGTTAAACGAGAAGCATTAACATTGGAAGGTATTAAACAATATTATGTTGCTATTGACGATGATCACCAAAAATACGCTACATTAAAGGACCTTTTTTCATATTTATCTATTTCACAATGTATTATTTATTGTAATAGCATTAAACGAGTTCAAGATTTATATGAAGCAATGAAGGATGATGAGTTTCCAGTTTGTCGTATTCATGGTAATATGGATAAAACTGATAGAGAAACTGCTTTTAATGATTTTAAAACTGGAGGTTCTCGTGTATTAATTTCTTCCAATGTTACTGCTCGTGGTATTGATATTCAGCAAGTTAGTATTGTTATTAATTTTGATTTGCCAAAATGTGTCCACACATATCTTCATAGAATTGGACGAAGTGGTAGATGGGGTAGAAAAGGTGTTGGAATTAATTTTATTACTAGACGAGATGTAAGTAAGATTAAAACAATTGAAGAACATTATTCTACTCAAATTTCTGAAATGCCTTCTGAATTTGGGTTTTTATCTGGAATTTAGATTATAAAAGTAATTTTAAAAGTTACTTAAAAATTTAGATAATAAATTATATAGACACATTATGTCATATGATTATTTAATGTATACAGCATCTGTTTGGTTTTTTCTTTGTTATATTCCAGATTTTTTTGCTAATATTATAAATAAAAACGCAAATATATATAATGTATATGAAAAATTAATTATTCTAATAGCTACTACTTTTGCTTTAAGTTATTCAATTACTATAAATAATAATGCGCTAATTATTAATTATGCGCCAATTTTTTGTTTAGATTTTATATCTTTATTAATGAAGTCATATTATGCTTATAAAAATAGAAATATAGATGTTCGTGTATTAAATGGTAAAATAGCTTTTGAAAATGTATTACATCATGATATTGAAACTCCTATTCACAATATTGAAAATCATATTTGTAATAAACCTTTATAAAATTTAGATATATATTGCTTTTTATTTTTGTAAATTTATATTATATTATAATATAATATAAACATGAAGTTTAACACGAAAATAAAAAACATTAATTTTTTTGTAATAATTATCATATTAATAATTACTTATTTTATTTTTAAACGACAAATTAATATTAATTTAATGTTTTTTATGTACGATATTTACGCATTATTTGGATTGTATTGGCAAACAGAACCTGAATATTGTTCACCAATGAAATATGGATTTACACCAGTTATGCCGTTAGAATATTATGCCGAATTTAATAAAGCAGTTTTTGATAGAATACCAACTGGAGATAATACATTGAATAATGAGGAGGTCATGAGAATATGTGATAGAAATTTAGAATGGTTAAGAAAAAATGGTGAAATATATGATAAACCAAAAAAAATTGAAGTTTTGTATGTAGATCAAAATGATTTTAAAGAAAAAGTTTTATATTATGTTAAAAATGATTATCCATTTGTGATGCGAGGAGTAGATTTAACATGTTTTAAAAATATGAGATACGATGCTCTAATGAAAAAAGCAGGCAATAATAAAGTTTATATGAGCCCTAGTGCGGAAGAAAGTTGTCCAGATAATGTATTTACTGAACTTAAAAATGTTGCTAAAAATAAATGCTATATAACAAATTCTACCAATTTATTTTATCATTATGAAGATTTACTTCCTGATTCTGATATGGATATTATTAAAAATATATTAGACGGTTATATGACAAATAATAGTAAGCAATTATTTTTAGGTGTTGTAAAAGGTACTGGGACAGCTATGCACGCAGCTTACACAAATAATTTTTTTATAATGATACAAGGAGAGAAAAAATGGACATTTTTTAATCCAAATCAATTAGCACTTATATACCCTTGCTTTCAAGAGAAAGGTATTTACATGGCATCAGAAACTAGATTTTTAAATATGGATACATATATATCTATTGATAAATTTCCATTAATGAAATATGTAGAAAGATATGAAATAGAATTAGAAGAGAGAGATATTTTATATAATCCTATGTCCTGGTTCCATTCTGTTTATAATAAAACAGATATTTCTGTGGCTTGTTCTACAAGATGGTCTAAATCGCCTAATATTCCTGATGCCCATATGTTGCGTTATGGTCATATGATTAATCCTGAGTTAAGAAGTTATGTAAAAGACATTTATATTAGCACTGGTGTGCTAGGAATATCACAAATTGATGAGCATAAACATATGATTGGAGAGAATGATCCAGATGCTATACCTTATTGGGATAAATATACAAATGATTCACATAAAATTTGTAAAGATGAAGATTGCTCTATTCATTGGCATAAAAATACAAATAATTATATGTATATATAAATATTTCTAATCAAGTTATAAAACTGTAATAAAAATTTATATATATTTATCAAGATTATATACAAGTAAATTCCATATTATAAAATAGAATATATACAAGTTAATAATATGACTAGCCCATTTTTGTCGTGTATAATTATATACTTTGAGTAAAATAATTGTAGCTAATACAAGAGTTGGCGCTAACACACTTATTAACAAATATCTATTTTCTTTTGAAAGGTTAAATTGTTTAGCTAAGAATAATGATAATACATTCATTAAACCTAAAGCAACTGGTGCTAAAAAAGTATATGATTTATAACTAAAATTAAAGTCTTTTTTCTTAAATTGTAACACACAAAAAAAATAAGGCAAAAATACCAAACACGATGAACCAATAACAAATGCTCTTAAATACTCATTATCCATATTTATATATATAAATATTTATATAAATATTTATATAAATATAAAATATATTATTCCATATACCATTATAATTACACATATTTATCTAGATTAAATACAACAAAATTCCAAACAATAAAATATAATAAATATAACTGTATATAATGACTAATTCTATGAACAAAAGTATAGTTATATACGTTAAAAACGGTTACTGTAATCATAACTAGTGTAGGAGCTAAAATACTTATTAATAAATATCTATTTATTTTTGAAAGATTAAACTGTTTAGCTATGAATAATGACGCAACATTCATTAATCCTAAAACTATTGGCGCAAGAAAAGTATAAAATGTATAATTATAATTAAAGTATGATTTCTTAAAACGCGATACCACAAAAAAATATGGTAAAAATACCAAATATGATGAACCAATAACAAATGCTCTTAAATATTCATTACCCATATTATATATAGATATTTAATAGATATTTAATACAAATTTAATAATTGAATTCGTAAAATAACAACAATATAAATTCTTTATAAAATATAATGTTTAATACAGATTTCTTTTATAAAGAAGATAAAGAAGATAAACAAGATAAAGAAGATAAACAAGATAAAAAACTAGGTAAACAAGATGAAGATCAAACTAGCACTGTGAATAAAATTAATGATTTTTTTAAGTTACCTATTTACTATAATGAAAAGAAGATTGCTCTTAAACAAAATTTAATAACAGATTTAGAACTTATAAAAACTGTAGATACATCTTCTAACTCAATTTATTCATTTTATTTTAATACTGATAATGATGTATCTAATAAATTAACAGAACAAGTTGCTGATTTTTATACAACTGATATTTCATTCTTAAAAGATAATCAAAAACTTATTAAATCATATAATCCTCCTATAAGCAAATATACATATTATTCGCCAAACTATAAATCGATTATAAATATTTGGAATGAATTAAAAGTTGACAGCGGTTTTAGAGAGAAATATTACTATCTTGATTGGGAAATGATTGAATTTTTAAATACATCTGAAATTTTTCTACAATTTATGAGCATTTATAACTTATGTTCTCCTATTTTCTCTCTATTTATTCCTGTAATTATACTAATCATACCATTTTTTATTTTAAAAATGAAAAATATTGAAATAACAGTTAGCGAATATATTAGTGTATTAAAAGTTGTTGCGCAAACAAATGCTATTGGAAAATTATTTACAGTAAACTTTAGCGATATTGGAACACAAGAAAAATTATATATTTTAATTTCAGCAGGGTTCTATTTATTTTCTATTTACCAAAATGTCATGGTATGTGTTCGTTTTAATAATAATATGAAAACTATTCACAATCATTTTAGGGAAATTGAAGTATATTTAGATAATACTGTTCAATCAATGGACAATTATCTTAAATACGCAAACCAAATGACTTCTCATAAAGGGTTTAATGACCAATTAATTAAAAAACGAGAGATTTTAGATAAAATTAATTCCAAAATAAAGACTATTTCAGAATATAGCATATATAATATTAGTAAGCTTAAAGAAATTGGAAGAGTATTAAAATATTTTTATGAATTACATACAGATACTACATATGAAGATGCTATCATGTATTCTATAGGATTTAATGGTTACATCGATTGTATAGAAGGGTTACAGAAAAATCTTCTAGAGAGAAAAATTAATTATGCTAGTTTTGTTGACAGCAATAAGAAAATTGTATTTAAAAATAGTTATTATGCTAGCTTGATGAATGATAAACCTATCAAAAATACTATAAAATTAAAGAAAAATTTAATTATTACTGGACCCAATGCTTCAGGAAAAACAACCATTTTAAAATCAACGCTTATTAATATTATATTTACACAGCAATTTGGATGTGGATTTTATCAATCGTCAAATTTTAAACCATTTGATTATATTCATTGTTATCTAAATATTCCTGATACATCTGGACGCGATAGTTTATTTCAAGCAGAAGCAAGAAGATGTAAGGAAATTTTGGATATTATTCAAGAAAATAAAAAAGCGACGCATTTTTGCGTATTTGATGAACTTTATTCGGGAACAAATCCTGAAGAAGCCGAGGTAAGCGCTATATCATTTATGTTATATTTACAAAAATATAAAAATGTTACATCAATGCTTACAACACATTTTATTAAAGTCTGTAAAAAATTAGATAAAGAAACTAGTATTCAAAATTATAAAATGATTACTGAAAAACAAAATAATAAAATTATTTTTATGTATAAATTAGATAAAGGAATTTCGGAAGTAAAAGGCGGAATAAATGTGTTGACAGAAATGAATTACCCTAAGGAAATTATTGAACACTCTATTAGTCAACAGTAATTCTTGTAAAATTATAAATAAAAATAATATAAATAAAAATAATATAAATAAAAATAATATAAAAATAATATAAATAAAAATAATATAAATTAAATTAGTTAATTAATAAATTAATTTATATATCCTTTCTGTAATAAAATGGCTTCCTTAGCAGATTTATTTAGTCCTACATTTTTAATATTTTTAGGAATATTAGTATTAGTAGTAGCTCTTCTAGTTGTTTATTTTGAAAGTAAAACGAGAGAACAAAATCACCGAATAGCATCCATGCTTAGTTTAGTATCCACTTTAGCTGAAGATGTTAATGGTATTAAATTTGGTTTAAATCATTTGGCTGTAAATTATATGGGAGGTGGCCAACCTTTAGCACAAAATACTGAAACTAATAATTTTCTCAATCAAGAAAATCTAATTCCTGTATCTGACGATGATAATGACGATGATGATGATGACGACTTTGAAGAAGAGGATGAAAGCAATACTTCAGAAGATGAAAATACAGTTTTATTACTAGATGAAAATGATAGTGATGATGGTGACAATAATATGGAATTAATTGAAAATGAAGTTGATAGTGATAGCGACAGTGAATTTGGTGATAGATTAGAAGTCAAAGTTTTAAAGATCAATATTAGTAATGAACTTAACGATGATATTAATGAACTTAATGATAATATTAATGAAATAGAATTAGAAACTAGTAATGATTTAAATGAACTTGTTGATGATCTAGAAGAACCAGAAGAACTAGAAACAATAAATGATGAACAAAATATTACAGATACACAACATGATCTCGATTTTGATATTAGTAATTTAAAGACAATTAATATCAATTTAGAAGAATCTAAGAATGATGCTACTGATTATAAGAAACTTTCCATCCAGAAATTAAGAAGCATTGTTGCTGAAAAAGGATTAGCTGGAGATACTTCAAAATTGAAGAAACAGGATTTATTTAAATTACTTGGTGTTGAATAAAGATTTAAAAGATTTTTATATTAATTTTATCTTATAAATATATAAATGAGTTGGTCGACCTGCTACTCCGGATCTAATAATTATCAATTTAACTCTCCACCAATCATGTCAGATGGTCGCAATTGGGCACAATGGCAACCGGACGCTGTGGTTAACGAGAGAATTCAAAGACAAGAAGGTATTCAAAATAACTGGACATATCGCCAGTTCCTCCAAAATAATGGACTTCAAATTATGAAATACAATACAACCGAAACGTGCTATACATTAGGTTTAGATCCTCATGTTAAATCCGATCGCACACCATCAGATAATGTCCCTTACAAATTTAGAAATGTATTTGACACAAGTAAACCTGGGTTTGGATACTGTAATAGTGATCTTAAAAATCCTTATTTGACCACCGAACAATTAAATGCTCGATTAATTGCCCCTTCTATTAATCCTGCTAATTTTTCAAATTAAATAAATAAATATATTATTTATATATGTATTTATTCGTTGGGATTACACAATTTATGAAAATTTTTAATCCATATTTTAGAAAACATTTATTAGAGACACTAGAAAGTCACGAATATTTATTTTTAAATACATTCTTAGTGGCATTTTTTGTAATGTTATATTTTATTTATACATTATTTTCGCATGACAAGTATATTCATAAATTAGCATATAAAATTAGAAATCTAACAACAACACAAATAGTTTATTTTATTATTATTGCGCTTGTAACTGTTATATCATCCCTTATTCTTATTCATTTTGATAAACATTATAATACACCATTAATTAATGGATTATTTACCAAAGTAGTAGCAGCTGCATTATTATTATTAGTCGGAATTTTTATATTTAAGGAAAATTATAATTATAAACAAATATGTGGTATTGTTTTAACTGTAGTTGGATTATTTTTAATTTCTTGTAAATAAAGATTATTAACTGTAAAAAAGATAAAAGATAATAAATTAAACAACCAATTTAAATATTTTAATTTATATTATTAAATGAAAATATTATCTATTGATGTTGGAATTAAAAATTTAGCATTCTGTCTTTTTGATAAATCAGAAGATCTATCACATTTTAAGGTTACAAAATGGGATATTATTAATATATCAGAACAAGAAGATGATTTGCTTTGTGGATTTACTGAAAAAAATATTACCTGTAATAAACCAGCTAAATTTAAGAAAAATGATCAGTGTTTTTGTTTAAAACATTCAAAAAAACAATCAAATTTACAAATACCAACATCTCAACAAAAACCAGCCTTTATAAATAAACAAAAAATTCAAAAACTTTGTGAAATAGCAAGTAGTCATGGAATAAAATATCAACTAAAGGTTAAAAAAAATGATTTAGTTCAATTAATTAATGAATATGTTCATCAAAATTATTTTGAAAATATTGAAAGCAAAAGAGCTGACAAAATTAATTTGTTTAATATTGGATTAAATATTAAAACAAAATTTAACAAATTATTTGAAACTGAAAAAAAAATAGATTATATTATTATTGAAAATCAAATAAGTCCTATTGCTAGTAGAATGAAAACTATTCAGGGTATGATTGTTCAATATTTTATTATGTCAAATATCCAAGTAGATCATATAGATTTTATTTCTGCTGCTAATAAGCTAAAAGATTTTGAAACAAATAAAAATAATAGTGAAAATAAAGACAATATAGACCTAGATAAGACATCAAAATCAGAAAAACCAGAAAAATCAGAAAAACCAGAAAAAACTAAATATAGTGAAAGGAAAAAAATGGGTATTTCCAAATGTTTAGAAATAATTACAAATGACTTTAGATTTAATGAACATGTTAATTATTTTAGCAAACATAAAAAAAAAGATGACTTATCCGATTCTTTTCTTCAAGGACTATGGTTTATTCATCATCATAAGTTGTAAATCGTATATAAAAACAAATTTATATATAAAAATAATTTAAATTTATTAATTTTATATATTTTAGAATTCGTAATACTTAAAATTAAATGTTCTAATGAATCAATAGATATAATGTCAGATATTTTGGAAATTACTGAATTAGATTTTAATGACAAAAGTGGCTGGGAAAACAAGTCCAGTAATTTTGGAGGTGGTCTAGAATTGTTAATGAATGATAAAATTAAGGAAAGTGGTGGCCCATCTAGTGATATTAATTTAGATGATTTAAATAATCTAGAAAATGAATTGAATAATCTTGTGGATGATATTCCTTCCAATAGTTATAAACCTAAATCTGATTTATTTAATAAGCCAAGTGTATCTTTTAATGAGGAACCTTCTATTAAATTTGGCGATTCAAATATTGGTCAAGGAACCGCTCAGACCGAGAATGATAGCAAAACATGGGATGGTTATGGAAAATTTAACAATATTCCAATGAACCCAGATAAATCAATTCCTATGGAACCAAAATTATCAAAAGAGGACATGCTTAGAGAGAAGTTTAAGTATTTAAGAAAGCTTGAAGGCCTTGAGAAGAAGGGAGTTGAGCTCTCAAAGAAGTATAATATGGAGTCATCTCTTCAGGAAATGATGGGCGAATATGAAACTATTATGGAAGAGAAGACTAAACAAAATTCAGTTAAGTTCCAAGGCAATATGTTAATGGCTTGTATTAATGGTATTGAATTTTTAAATGGTCGTTTTGATCCATTTGATATTAAATTAGATGGTTGGAGTTCTCAGGTTGAAGAAAATATGAATGATTACGATGATGTTTTTGGTGAACTTTATGAAAAATATAAGAGTAAGGCATCAATGGCTCCAGAACTTAAGTTATTATTTCAATTGGGTGGTAGTGCCATGATGATACATATGAGTAACACTATGTTTAAGAGTGCTATGCCAGGTATGGATGATATTTTGCGCCAAAATCCCGACTTAATGCGTTCTTTCCAAAATGCCGCAGTTAATTCCATGTCTCAATCCGCACCAGGCTTTTCCGGATTTATGGGCAATATGATGAACCCTGAACCACAAGTCCCTCAAGGACGCGGGCCTCCTCCACCAATGGCTACGCAAGGTCCTAATGCGGTTCCTCTGCCAATGGGAAGAGCTGGTAATAACAGTTATGGCAACAGACCTGATCTAAATATGGGACGCAGTTCTTTTGCTGAAGATGGAATTAGTCTTAGAGAGAATTTTGAAAGGCCAGATTTACAAGATAGAACCACTAAACGACCTGTTGGTCGTGCTGAAATGAAGGGGCCAAGCGATATTACTGATATTCTCTCTGGATTAAAAACTAAGACTATTAATATTCAAGAGCCTGCTTCTAATCCCTCAAATATTAGTAATATGAACGATAGTAGTACTATTAGTATTAGTGAATTGAAGGAGCTACAATCTGATGGTAATATGCCAAAGCGTAGTGGTCGTCGTAAGAAGTCTGCTAGCAATACTGTTTCTCTCGATATCTAAGGTAGAGACAAAATAATCCTTTTGTCATTACTTTTTTAAAAGTATATTTACATCATTTTTACACCTGTCCAATACATATTTTTTAAAGTTTTATTTAAAAAATAAGCATGAAATCTATTTGGTATCCATTTACACATAGGAACCATAGTATGTCTTATTTTGTTGTTCTGATATATACTTATAATTTTACTATATTTATCTGCTTTTTCATATGAGTCAAATGGATAACAATGAAACTTTCCTATAGATTGGGTGTCACCCTTATTTTCTACACATAAATATACTCGATCATACCAATTGTTTTTATTTGAATTACTATTATTTGGACTACTATTAGATGAATTACTATTATTTTGATTATAAGAATCATATATTAATGAGCTCTCGGTTAGTGATGCCATTATTTAATAATATAAATTTATTTTTAAACCTATATTATTAATATATTATTGAATATAAAAACATATACAACAAATTGAGAATAGATGTCCGACATCTATATTACATCCATAGCACCCATAACAATTACATAAGTCGCAGCCTTTATCTTGTTCTTTCTTCTTTTTTTTTACATCTTTTATTAAAATTTCTTCTATTTTCTCTCTATTATCCATTTTATAATAAATATTAAAATAATTTTTAAATAAATTTAATATAATTTTTAAATAATTATATTGATATTTATATTTAAAAAAAATATCTTTTAAATTAATAATGAGACAAAATACAAGACAAAGGTCTACACCAAATACCACCGCAAATAATTCAATGACAAAATGCCACAAAGGTGGTGTAAAAATTAAAGAAACTAATAACGGTTATATAGCAGATCCCTTTCAAAATGTTAATCCATTCAATATTGTCCCTGAAGAAAAGAGAGAAGATATTCAATATAATAAATCTGATTATAGTACTTTAGATTTAAATATTGATCATTATTCCAGACCTGAACTTTATCAATTATTTGGACTAACATCATCAATTGCTTTAACTGAAAACATTATGAAAGAATGTAAAAAAATGGTATTAAAAACACATCCAGATAAATCACAATTAGATAATAAATATTTTATTTTCTTTTCAGGAGCATATAAAAAATTATTAGGTATCTATGAATTTCAAAATAAAGTTAATTCAAAGAAAACTACAACTACAACTAGCGAATATCATGATACAAATAATGGCGAAGTTTTAGATAAAATGTTTGATATGAATACTGAATTAAAAGATCCTAAAAATTTTAATAATTGGTTTAACCAACAATTTGAAAAACATCGTTTAGAAGATCCTGTATCAAGTGGTTATGGTAATTGGCTTAAATCAGATGAGGACATTGTTTTCACACCCACAAATATTACAAAAGATAAAATGGCTTCAGAAATTGAAAAAAGGAAGAGAGAAGTAAAGGCTGTTACTACTTATACTGGAGTAGGTGATTTATTTTCTTCTACTTTTGGAGGGTCATCTTTAATGGCTTATGATAGTAATTTTACTTCAGGTTCTCTCTTCAGTAATGAAGGAATGGGTTTTACAGATTTACGTCAAGCATATGCTGAATCAGTTATTCCTGTTACAGAAGAAGATTATAATAATATTCAAAAATTTAAATCGGTTGATGAATATAAACGACATCGTGATGGAACAAATGTTGTTCCACTTAGTAAAGAGGAATCAATGCGTCAGCTATATCATGAAAATAAACAAAAGGATGAGGAGTCTGCCGCATTAGCATTTTATTATGCTCAGCAATCTGAAAAAGCTAAGAAAAATGAAAATGATTTTTGGACTGGATTAAAACAAGTGACTAATTGGTAATTTTACACCTTTAAGAAAGATGGAGCCAAATTTTATTATTTTGATCAACTTTTATTATACATTTTTCAAAGGTATTTAAATACATTATCATAATATATTTATATTATGAAAATTATAGAAAAAATAATTTTAATAACATCTTTGATAACACCATTTAATGCTGAATACATATTACGAGGTTGTAATAGAATAGGAAATATGGCTTTATATGGAATTTTTCTTGATATTTATAATAAAAGAAACATTTATTATTTTTCAATAACATTATTATTTATTGAATACATAAATAATCATACTATGTATTGTATTCTATTAGTATTATTATCATTCGCGGCTTTTATAAATAGTTGTATTAAATGGAGTGATATAATTTTTTATAATATAAAAAATTAATAGACAAATTTACAAATATAAATAAAAAATTAAAACAAATTAAACATATAATTTTATATTTATACAATAATATGAGACTTCTACCTATATTAACCAGCACATTATTACAAAATAGACGTATGAATACACTGCTATTTTCATCTATTACAAATTTGGATAAACCATCTTGTAATAGTTGTAAATTTTATAAACCAGAAAAACATGATAGATTCGACTCTACATTTTCAAAATGTTCTCTCTATGGAAATAAAAATCTTCATACAGGAGAAATAGAATATTCTTATGCTACTGATTGTAGAAAAAATGAAACTTTATGTGGACAAGAAGGAAAATTATACGAAGAAAATACATCAATAAGTATGTCAATACTTTCGCATCATTTTGAAAAATATTCAATAATATATCAAGTATGTATAGGTTATTTAATTATAGTTTATCTTACTATTAAATACTAAATAATATCTACATTTTCTTACACTACTTCATTATCATAAGATTTCACTTTCAGCATTTATATAAACATTATGGTCACTCCATTCTGAACGACATGTCGGACATGTTTTAGTTCTATTATAAGCATTACAACTAACAAACCAGCTTATAATAGCATATTCATTATAACAATTTCTACAACTACAGCATAACATATATCTTTCATTTTCTTGAATTTCCGCATGTTGTATAGGACACATATTTTGATCTTGTTCGCAAATCTTACGGTTTACCACTTGACTTATATAAGGAATATCATTTAATGAAACATCATATATATGTAAAGTCTCCTCATTGCGTCTAATATCTCTTTGAATAAAAGGTCGTATTATATCATCAATAGGTGTCAAAGGATGTGTATCAAAATCCTGATATAAATTTAAACTATTATGTATATTTCGAATATTAAATACACCGTCTCGTTGATTATAATTATTTTTACTTAAAGCATATACGCGAACCTTCTGTCTTCTATGTAAAAACTTTAGATTTAAAAAATGACTTTCAATACTATCAAAATTAATTGAACCTCTATAAGAATTATGTGTATTATTTTCATATAGTTCTTCAGAATTAAAAGGAAAATAAATCATATCATCACTTATTTTTACACATTTTTGTCTTATTAAATATGAATCATAATGAAATCGTATAAATTGATTTGTATAAAATTTAATTTCTTGTAGATATTCAAATATACGGGTTGATTCAATAAAAAATCCTTTAACAAAACCACCAAACCTGTTGGTTCTAATTCTAAACTCATCGCTATTTACATTATTTAAAGCATTTATTTGAATAGAACTTATTTTTTGAATACTATTACTACTTACATCTACATGAAATCTTAGGTTTCTTCGATCAATAGAATATGTCCTACATAATAAAGCAAAATTCATTTGTTGATCGTGATATATATTCATACTATTATTTCCAGCTAAATGAATACATGAATAATCAATCGCAAATTTAATTTCATAATTTTGTAATCCGCATAAATTTATGTTACCAAAAAACATATCAAATGGAATTTGTAAATATAATTTATTATTAATAATTTCTGGAGTTTTTAAATTCCATAATAAAGCTAGTGGTATTTTAACTATATCTCTGGTGCCAATAGTAAAATTTAATCTTAATGGATTTATATATGTTTGAAAAAATATTAAATTAGAATGATTATTTAGACTTAAAATAAGACATTCAGGTTTTATTTTATCAAATATTGGAGGATTATTTATAATTAATTCATTATTATTATTAAAATCATATGTTTTATAACCAATAGCAATATTTTCTGGAGTAAGAGAGTTTATTTCATCTTCGTGATTTCCTGATAATTGAAGTAATGAAGCGCCAATTTCCGACATATAAAGTGATATTCAAATACTTTTATATTACTTTTATATTACTTTTATATTACTTTTATATTACTTTTATATTACTTTTATATTACTTTTATATTACTTTTATATTACTTTTATATTACTTTTATATGTTTTG